AAATAAAAGGAATGTCGTGTTTTAGGAGAAATATTACCATATTTCCTACACATACCTTTACTAAGCCAAGAGAGACCACCAGTAATTTCAACATCAGCCATATTGTTATCGCGCCATCTACGTTTCCTAGCACGTGCAGTAGGAATTTCTATGAGGGAACCAGCCCGATAGAAATTACTATAAAAACTCTGATATACAGGTATACCTCCAGTAAGAGATAAGCCACCCTCACCAACAGCCATCATCCATCGCTTACAAATGCGTGGGTTACTAAGATCACGCAGGGACAGGGTGTCTTTGGCAATTGCCTGAGGATAATTACGAACCATGATATAAGAATCATCAACAAACACAGGATGTGTTTGGCAAAATTCAATACCCTCAATGCAATAAACAGGATCTTCAATCTTCATTGTGAATCCCATAGTAGAAAACCAATGAGAGAGATCAGACTGAAACGCAACAAGGTTTGAGCATTCCATAATCACGGTGCAATCATCTCCATTATTAGCCAAACTAATAGAAATACCTTTTTCCTTAGAATATGCATGAACAAGTGCACACATAAGGAGGCAATTACCAAGAGCAGTGTTGATATCACCGCTCATTCGACAACCTTCAGTAGTATATTTCAACTTACCATCCCTACAATAACCTTTAACCTTATTACGCAATTGCATTTTCAGCAATTTTGATAACTCTTTTGATTTATAGATGCGATTGTAGCATGAATGTTCCCATTCTAATGCTTCAATGGATACATGTTGATCAAATCTACTAGCATCCAATCCAATGGCAACTGGGTTACGATACCTCTTCCATTTGTTGTGAAAGATTTTACCGATTTGATTTGCGTTATACCCTTTAAGAACAGTTGGTTCACCAAAAATTTTTCCAATAACTGAATAAATTTGGTGCTCAATTGGCCTCAAATATCTGCCTAACTCAACATTATATCTTGGGTCCCGGGGAGAAATAACCCGTGGATCCGGATCAGTCTTTGCATCAGAGTTAATAAACTCTGCTTTAACAAAGGCACGTACGTGAGAATCACGCGAACAGATGCTCTGGGTAAGCAAACTATTCACAGCATTTGTGTATAACGTTAACCTGCGACCCTTATAATACTTAAGAAATTCATCATAAGATATAGGGGTGGTCGAACGAAACCGCTTACACAAAAGGTCTCTGAAATAAGAGACACGCTCACGATAGATCCCCGCTACAGGCCTAGGAGTCAATTTACCCTTGGCATAAAAGACTCTAGTCAACACGCCACGCAGAAGATTATTTATAGATGAATTATGTACAAGGTAGTTAGTCGGTGGGGTAAATCCAACTACCTGATAGTATTTCCTCTCATGAGGAAGAGCACCCCTAGCAACCGTAACAGTCAAAGCGTCGTGATGCAAGTCAACAACACCTGCTTCACAACCAGTCCGGCTACCAAGGCACCCTCATTGTTGACTAAACCCCAATTTTTGGCCCAACCGACCAAACATTGAGGTCCATTCACCATAGTATTTATCGTTACGCCGTTGTGCATCAAGTGTTGCACCGACACTGTTTACAGCAATGTCGATCTTTGATTCACTACGCTGTAACATACCAAACTCAATTTTGGCTTCACCAATCAACCAAGCTTGGAAACGACCACGCATTTTCCTAACATCCTTAATTTCATCACCCCTAACTTGATAAGGGTTGTCCACAAAGTGCAAAACCTTGCTAACATGTTCTTCAAGTTGGATTGAGGTTTTAAAGGAAAATTTTTCACGAAGAAAAACCAAAACAATGATGCAGAAAAAGACGATACAAATCTCAAGTAAATGATCCATGGTGTGGGTAAATTAGGC